TTTTTATATAAATAAATACTTTAAGACTCCGCTTTATTGATTTATTGCGGGGTTTTTTTATGTTTAAAACTAGGTAAAAATCCTTATAATAAAAGCAATTAACAAATATTTAAAAAGGAAAAACAAAATGACAAATAAAAAGAACTCAAAATTTGAGCGTAGACATTATGAATTAATAGCGAAAATTCTAGGTGCTGTAAAATCTGCTAAATTTACAAGAGAAATAAAGGGGGATTTTAGGGCTGACGGATATTATCACAGTGTTGAGCATGCGATTGATTTATTTATTAATCATTTTAATTCTGATAATCCTAATTTTGACTCCACTAGATTTAGAAATGAAATAGGCGGTGCAATAGAATTAGCAAGAAACGAACCTAGTGCTTTAATAAATCAAATATAATAAAAGACCAAACGACCCGCCCCCCTTGAGAAATCTTGGGGGGTTTTTTTACGCCTAGAATTTACCTCCGTTATTTATTCCTTAGCTGTTAACCTAAATAGACAGCAATTCCCACGCTAGCTAGAGCCTCACAGATTTGTATACTTTAGGATGCTTTATTAAGATAATTCTTTCAGAAGGACATGGTAGCACAACCATGCATGTGCCACCCCACCCCCCCTACATGTATATATACGCCATTCCGCTAAAATCAACGAAAACAGTTGTCAACTCGGGGTCTCAGGGTAGTTACGTTCTCTGATATAGGGTATCGTAGGTACTCAGTTCGCCTACGCAAGGGGGTATTTTGTAACCCGTGGGAGTATTACTATGAAAAGGAAAGTAAAAGTAGTAATATCCTAATGTTAACCTTTGAAAGAGAGAAAGTAGATTACCTATTAGGCCCTCCCACGGGGTACAATTACTATTGTACATACAGATATAGGATATGTCAATAAAAAAAGGGGTTGACGGATTGTAAATCTGTGTTTATAATAATAAATTATAATAAGCCTTTATTCCAATGGGCTACACATCTATATTATAACAATCATTATAACATAAAAGGGCATTACGGATAGGCTTATTACATAAAAATCATGAAAACAAAATCAACAGTTAACAAAGCAGGAAATTATACAAAGCCTACCATGCGTAAGGCTATATTTAATCGTATTAAATCTGGTTCAAAAGGCGGAAAGCCTGGTCAGTGGAGTGCGAGGAAAGCACAAATGACTGCATTAGCCTATAAAAAGGCAGGGGGAGGATACAAATAGTATGGGCTATATAGCATTAATAGAAAAAATAAGTAGATTAGGTCTTGCTGCTGTTAGAAGAACTAAGGCAGGAAGAGAAGCGTTAAAGAAATTTGGACAATCTAAGAAATTTAAAGAGTTTATAAAGAAGTTTAATGAGTCTAAAAGTAAAAAACAACTAGATAAAGCAAAAGATTTTAGAACAAAGAACATTAAACCGAAAAAAAAGGCTATTGAAGGTAAGGGAGGTAAGGGTGGCCCTTCTAAGAAGAAACTTAATGCCAATAAAAATGAAGGCAAACCCAATAAACCAAAAGATAATAAACCTAATAAACCAAATGATAATAAACCTAATAAGCCAAAACCTAATAAGCCTAATAAGCCAAAACCTAATAAGCCTACAGATAATAAATCTAAAAGCTTTGTAGGTAAGGGTGCAGCTATCGGTGGTGGTTTACTTGTTGGGGCGGCAATAATCAAAAGCAAAAATAAAGATAAAAAAACAGAAAGTAATAAATCTGTACCCACAGCACCTAAAGGATTTAAAGATAAGGGTTCTCCAGGAAGAGGAGTTTCTAAAGGAACTGCTTTTGATGATATGCTAGGTGGTAAATCTGTAGCAACAAAACCTGCAGGATTTAAAAATAAAGGTTCTAAAGGCAGAGGAGCAAGTGCTTTTGGTAATAATATATCATTCACTAGTAAGGATGTTAAAACCCTTAGAGAAAATGCTAAAATGGTAAAGAAACAAATTGATGATTTAAATATTACAAGTATGCAGAAGTTAAGACTGAAGAAGTTAATTGATACTAGAGATAAAGGATACAATATGGATGAGTCTTATCGCAGAGCATTTAATGAAGTTAAGAGAAGAGTAAAGGATAATAAATTAAACTTTGCTATTGACGTATCTGGATACGCAGGAATGAGAAAAGATTAATACTACTTGGCTCGTAAGGTAGTCTATAAGGTTTATAAGACCTTCTACACTACTGGGGAGTTTTATATCGGTCTGACAAGTAAAACAGGGGTTCATTATGATAAATACTTTGGTTCTAATACTACCGATAGAACCCCTAGTCACAAAGAAATTTTGTATCACTCCCATCATAAGAGTGATGCTAAGTTGATGGAACTTATTTTTCAACTGCAAAATTTTTATGATAAGAATTGTTTAAATAAAATGTTAAACATTAGATTAAGAAGAGATTATATAAAAAAGATTCCTAAGTTTAATATAAAAATAAATGCCTAGAAAACAAACAGAAGTTACAAATGTAAACTTTGTACCTAAAAGAACAAGTATAGGTAATGGTAAAGTAAAAATGTCATCCATGAATAAACATAAACGTAGAAGTTATAAAAAATATAGAGGTCAAGGTAAATAATGGCAGACCCTAAAGTAGGAACAGGTAAAAAACCTAAAGGTTCAGATAGGAGATTATATACAGATGAGAATCCTAAAGATACTGTCAGTATCAAATTTGCAACAGTCAAGGATGCGAAAGAAACAATTGCAAAGGTTAAACGTATTAATAAGCCTTATGCACGAAAGATTCAAATACTCACAGTCCTGGAGCAGAGAGCTAAAGTTGCAGGAAAATTTGAACAAGCGAGACTGGCGAAACAAGCTAAATTAGAATTAAAGAAAAAACATGGCACTAGCAAAATCACAAAGAAGTCTTAAATCATGGTCGAAACAAAAGTGGAGAACCAAGTCTGGGAAGCCCTCTTCCAAGACAGGAGAAAGATATCTACCAGAGAAAGCCATCAAGAGCCTGACATCTGCGGAATATGCGGCCACGACAAAAGCAAAGCGAGAAGGAACAAAGCAGGGCAAACAGTTTGTGAAGCAACCGAAGAACATTGCAAAAAAAACAAGGAGTTATAGGAGAGTATCATGAATTACAAAACAAATAAAAAATTTAACGGAAGAACAGATAATAGAAATAATAAAACACAAAACTTTGGTATGCTGTCTGTAAAGGCAGGTATTGATAACGACCCTAATCCTACAAAAGCAGATAGGATTGCAGGAGCGACTATGAAAAATAAAAAAGGGAGTGCATAATGAATAAACTAATGGAAAAATGGAACGGCCTAAACAAAAGAGGAAAGATTATTGTTTGTGTTGTTGCTGTAGTTATTGTCGTAGCTATAGTACAAGGAGTATAAAATGAGTGATGATGTAAAAAAAAATCAAGACTTACTAACTAAAAAAGCTATGGAGAGAGAAAGATTAAAAAGAGAATCAAGAGGCTCATCCAATTATACATTTAAACACCTAGGGCATAAGATAATAAAGTTTGACGGCTACACCAGAGGTGAGTAATGGCAAAGTCCGATGCCGAAAAGAAAAAAGATTTTTTAAAAAAGTATGGTCTTAAAAGATTTAATAGTTGTGTCATCCGTACTGAAGGTAATAAAAAAGGTAAGGTTGGTATACTTGTCAACGGGAAGCCCAAGCTTATTCGCTTCGGTGACGCTTCTATGGGTCACAACTATTCCCCAGAAGCTAGGAAGTCTTTTAAATCACGCCATGCAAAAAATATTGCGAAAGGCCCGACAAGTGCTGCGTACTGGGCAAACAAATGTTTATGGGCGGGTAGCCACGGCTCGAAGAAGTCTCCGCCTAAAAGTCAACGAGTGGTTAAAGGAACCAGAGGTTAAGTTAAGTGGGAGAGTATATAAAGCTATTCTCGATACAGAAGAAGTAGAACTAATTGAAGATAAACAATAATGTCTTTTTTAGTAGCAAACGTACCACCCACTAAAGTATTTGTTAAAAAACAATATCTCTATGATTTACAAAAAGGCCATGGTGAATTTGTAGAGGGTGTTTGGGTGACATGTAAATCTATCGAAGGTAGGGCTTTATATTTTGAAACCTATCTACCTGAGTATGGTGCTTTATATGATAAGCTTCCTATTTCTGCGTTTGTATCTGAACCTACAGATTTAGATTTATCTTTAGAAGAATTAGAATTATGGGATGCATTTAGTTATCATATGACAGTTATTACAAAGTCTAGTATTGCAGGTTGTAAAGCAAAATATTTAGCACCTTCTAAAAATTGGTACATGGGAGAGTATTTGTTTACTATTGATAATTGTCACTCAGATGTAAATACAATGAACAGCGGATATTCAGAAGTACCTGAAGAACATAAATCATTTAATATATTAGGATTAGATAATAAACACTTTGCTGCACAACCCAACAATAGATGTTTGTTTTATGATAAGTCATTGACACCTGCAGAGTTAAAAACACCAGACTTTAAAGTATCAACAATCGAATATAATGTTGAAACAGAAAGTAAGTGGACAGCAGGAGATGATACAAATTATTTTTATAATATTAAAGAACAAAAGTAATGCCAATATACACATACAGAAATAATAAAACAGGTGAGGTGTGGGATGAGTATTTATCTATCGCCGATAGAAATAAACCTTTAAAAAATAAAAATGTAGAGCAGTTAATAACAGCACCTAGATTAAGTTTTATTGAAAGAGGAGAGCATAGCACTAGAGACCAGATGATTCATACAGCTAGACAAGGAATGAAAGAAAGACAAATAGAAGATAAACTAGGCATTAGAAAAACTCCTGAATGGTTACAAGAAAAAACAGAAAAACATTTACAAAAGGTTCGCAATGTTAGTTCCTGAAAAAAATAAACAACTAACAGAAAAGCAAGAAAGCTTTTTAGAAAATTTATTTGGAGAAGCTAGAGGCAATCCAAGACAGGCTGCTAAACTTGCAGGTTATGGTGAGAGTAATTATCAAAAAGTTATTCAATCATTAAAGCAAGAAATAATAGAAAGAGCAGAAGGTGTACTAGCTACTCACTCCCCTAAAGCAGTAATGGGAATGGTAAATGCATTAGAAGAAGATGGAAGTATTCCTGGTGCTAATGTAAGACTAGAAGCAGCTAAACAAATTTTAGATAGAGTTGGTATATCTAAAACAGAACGCATTGATGTTAATGCCAAAGTCCAACACGGGATATTTATTTTACCACCAAAGAATGTATGAACCTAAAAAAATAAAAGGTGCATTAGTTCCATTCGGGTATAAGAAATCGGAAGACGACCCTAAGTTAGTTATTCCTATACCTGAAGAATTAGATGTTTTAAAAGAAGCAGTAAAACTTCATAAGAAGGGACAATCACTACAGAAGTGTGTAGACTTTATTTATTCTAAGACTAAAAGAAAATTAACAAGGCAAGGGTTTTATAAAATTGTCAATAAAAATAATATTAAAAAGAAAGCTAGAGAATCTGCAAGAGAACAATTAGATTATCAAAGAGATAGAGTTTTAAAAGCTAAAAGAGAATTAGATAAAGAAAGAAATAAACTAGCTACAAAAAATAAAAAGATAAAAGATTTAGATGTTGTTTTAGAAGGCAAAGTAAAAACAATCATTGATACCAAGGAAATAGAAGAAGCATCTCCTACAATACAAAAAGCTTTTGAAGAAAAAGATATAATCTTTGAGCCTAACGAAGGACCACAATCAGATTTTCTAGCATCAGCAGAGAGAGAAGTATTTTATGGTGGAGCAAGAGGTGGTGGTAAATCTTATGCTATGCTTGTTGACCCCCTTCGATATTGTGATAAACAACACCACAGAGCATTGTTAATTAGACGTACAATGCCAGAACTTAGAGATTTAATTAACCACTCTCAACAATTATATTCAAGAGCATATCCTGGTGCTAAGTGGAGAGAGCAAGAAAAAGAATGGCGATTCCCATCAGGTGCTAGAATAGAATTTGGATACGCAGAAAATTTAACAGACGCATTAAGATATCAGGGACAATCATATACTTGGATTGGTATAGATGAATTACCTCAATATCCTACCGCCGATATTTATAACTTCTTACGTTCATCATTAAGAAGTGTAGACCCAGAGATACCTGTATACATGAGAGCAACAGGCAATCCCGGAAACATAGGTTCAACATGGGTAAAAGAAATGTTTGTAGACCCCTCAGAAGCTAACAAAAAGTTTGATGTAGAAATACAAACACCAATGGGTATAAAAAGAATATCAAGAAAATTTATACCTGCGAAGTTACAAGACAATCCCTACCTAATGCAAACAGATGATTACTACGCTATGTTGGCATCTTTACCTGAAGTACAAAAGAAACAATTCTTAGAGGGTGATTGGGATGCTTATGAAAGTTCTTCTTTTCCTGAGTTTAATAGGCAAGTGCATGTTATAGAACCTTTTGAAATACCTAGAAACTGGATGAGATTTAGAGCAGCAGACTGGGGGTATAGTTCACCTGCTTGTTGTTTATGGTTTGCAGTAGATTATGATAATAATTTATTTGTATATAGAGAATTATACGGTACAAGAAATACCGCCGATATATTTGCAAGAAAAGTTTTAGAACTAGAAGATGGTGAATACATAAGATACGGAATACTAGATAGTTCTACTTGGGCAAGACGAGGAGACATAGGTCCTAGTATTGCAGAAACTATGATACAAGAAGGATGTAGATGGCGACAGTCAGATAGAAGTCCTAGAAGTAGAATAGCAGGTAAAGTAGAAGTTCACAAAAGATTAAGAGTAGAAGAAGATACAGGATATCCTAGTATGTTTATATTTAACAACTGTTTAAATTTAATTAGAACATTACCTATGTTACCTGTAGATAAAAATAATCCTGAGGATGTAGATACTCACGCTGATGACCACGCTTATGATGCCCTAAGATATGGGTGCATGAGTAGACCCGTTCATCCCGTATCTCAAAGAGGCAATGACTTTTTAACATCCACAGAGAAACAAGATTCTGCACCCGCAGATAGCATATTTGGATATTAATGAAACTACCCACTTATGTGACAATAGGGCCTTTTAAAGTACAATTAGTTTGTGTACCCCACGAACTGATGTATGAGGTATCCGAAGCACAAGGGGCATTTGTTGTAAAGCCTCCTTATAAAATCTATTTAGATAAGGAGATGATAGAAGCAGGTGGTCCAGATGCTGTTAATGTCGTAATACATGAACTATTACATTTAGGATTTTATCAGTATCATTTAAAAGAAAAAGAAGAAGAGACAATAGTTAATTCTTACGGAAACTTTTTAACAGAACTCTTATGCCATTCATCAATTAAAGAATGGATAAGACACAACACAAAGTAACAATAGGAGAAAAACAATGGCAATCATGAAACAATATAAGCAAGGTGATTTACCAGAAAATTTATATGGTAATGAAAAGTCTAAACAAGGCGATAGCAAAATTAATGTTGTAAAGCCTTCTGCAGCTCTTCCTGCTGACGATTACAGTGAAACAGATGTAACTGCAGGTAGAAAAGCAAAAAATACAGTAGACGGAAAAGTATTTTCATTAGCTGACGAAAGAGATTATTAATCTATATGCCCCACGAAAATACAGTAGGTGGCGTATTTTCTGAAGATGATGACGTAACAGCTTTAGATAATAAAGACGATAGAAGTTTTGATAACTTAGGTTCTATAATAGAATCTAGATTAAGAGAATCAGAACAAGCCCGTCTTTATGATGAAAAAAGATGGTTACGAAGCTACAGAAATTATAGAGGAATCTATGGTTCTGATATGGCATTTCGTGATTCAGAAAAATCTAGAGTTTTTGTTAAGGTAACAAAGACAAAAGTTCTAGCCGCTTACGGACAATTAATAGAGGTTCTATTCTCACAAGGTAAATTTCCTATTGGAATATTTCCTACCACTGTACCCTCAGGTGCAAGTAAGTATGCCCATATAAAACCCGATAATCTTAAACAACAAGATTCTCGTATGGAAGATATTTATGGATTTGAAGGTGATGGTAGAGATATGTCTCCTGGTGCTACCGCCGATACTATTTTAAATGGTTTAAAAGAAAAGTATGAAGGGGCGGGTTTTGAAGATGGAGCAGCACCAGACCTAAAGAATATGCCACAGATAGAACCTGCAGAAGAAGCTGCTAAGAACATGGAAAAACTTATCCATGACCAGTTAGAAGAATCTCATGCAATATCTGTTATGCGTCATGTATTATTTGAAATGTGTTTATTAGGTACAGGAGTTTTAAAGGGCCCCTTTAACTATGAACAATCAGAACATAAGTGGACATTAAACGATGATGGTGAAAGAGAATACACACCGAGTAAAAAATTAGTACCTAGAGTAGAAGCAGTTAGTTGTTGGGATTTGTATCCCGACCCTGATGCAGTACAAATAGAAGATGCAGATTATGTTATTCAAAGACATGTCTATACTCGCTCTCAAGTAAGGGATTTAATAAACAGACCTTTCTTTAGAAAATCTGCAATAGAAGATTTATTAGCTTACGGCTCTAACTACGAGACAAGAAGTTATGAAACTGCTCTATATGATAGAGAGAACCAAGAAGAGTTTAGTAAAAATAGATATGAGATTCTAGAGTATTGGGGTGTCATGGATAAAAACTTTGTAGAAGAAGCAGGTATAGAAATTCCTGATAGTATACAAGATGATTTAGATGAAGTGCAGATTAATGCATGGGTATCTAATGGACACATACTAAGATTAGTATTAAATCCTTTTACCCCTGCAAGAAATCCCTTTATGGTATGTCCTTATGAAATCAATCCTTATCAATTCTTTGGAGTAGGCATACCTGAAAATATGGACGATGCTCAAACAATTATGAATGGTCATGCAAGAATGGCTATTGATAATTTAGCACTAGCAGGAAATTTAGTATTTGATATTGATGAAACAATGCTAGTACCAGGACAGGACATGTCTGTATTTCCTGGAAAAATTTTTAGAAGACAAAGTGGACAAACAGGACAAGCTATACATGGTTTAAAGTTTCCTAGCACAGCACCTGAGAACATGCAGATATTTGATAGATTTAGACAACTAGCAGATGAATCTACAGGTATACCTTCCTATTCTCATGGTCAAACAGGAATACAATCAACAACAAGAACAGCATCTGGAATGTCAATGTTGATGGGAGCTGCCGCTTTAAATATAAAAACAGTTATTAAAAATGTAGATGATTATTTACTAAAACCATTAGGAGAAACTTTATTTCATTGGAATATGCAATTCAATAAAGATGCTCCTGAAATAGAAGGTGATTTAAATATCAAAGCACAAGGGACGACATCCCTAATGACAAAAGAAGTAAGGTCACAAAGATTGATGACATTTATGCAAGTAGCATCAAATCAGTTCCTAGCACCTTTTGTTAAATGGCACAGTATTATAAAAGAGATTGCAAAGTCTATGGATGTAGACCCTGAACAATTAGTGAACGACCCTGAAAAGGCAGCAATATTTATGAAGATGATGGGAGATATGAATGGAAATCAACAAGCTCAAGGCCCTAACGAACAACAGGGTGGTATGGCAAATCCTGGAGGAGTACCTGCAGGAGCAAATAACACAGACACACAAGGGTCTGGAGGTGGCAACATCGGAGTCGGAACTCCACAAACTCCAGGGGAAGGCGGCTTTACTGCACCAAATACTCAACCTGCGGGAACAACTCAATAAAGATGGCAACTAAATTATCAGACATATTAAACCAAGAATCATCAGGGATTATGTTCCCTTTTAAAACCGCAGTTAAATCTGTAAAGACTGAACAACAAGTTTATACACCTACCGATGGTATTATGAATGTTACAGGAAGAGCATATGAAGGTCCAAATGCTACGATTACATATGGTTCAGAAGAACAAGGATACCCAAGACAACTAAAAGAAATTGAAAAAGGTATCCTACCTCAATTTGACCAAACACAATTTGCAGATAAAGGGAAAGGTAAGATTGAAACACCTACTCCTACACCCACTTTACCTTTTGAACCAAGTGAACCTGATAAACCTATTATGGACCCGTGTCCTATAGGATTTAAGCTAGACCCTATAAAAAAGATATGTGTACCTATTGAAAAAACAAAGAGTGATAAACAAACAGGTCCAGATAATCCACCAAGAAATATTGGCCCTATGGCAAACGCTGTATCCCAAGTCGCAGACGCTATTAAAGAACAAGGCGGCCTTTATAAAGATGGTCAATTTAAAGATAAAGTTACTTTAACGATAGATAACTCCAGTATTTTATCTAACTTTGGGTTCCTTGGTAAATTTATTGATGAGGCATTTATTAAAGGACCTGCAGATAAAAAGTTTTTAGAATTGTTTGGTAATAGAGTTGAAGAAGGTAAAGATATATTTACACCTAAATATGGAGAAGACATAGTTGTTTCCAAGACAAAAGACGGAAAAGTAAAAGCAACTTTTAATCAAAAAGGAAAAGAACGCTTTGATAGATTTGCAACTGAAGAATCTTTAGCAGGTAATCTAGCTAGTACACAAAAAACTGATAGAAATGGAAATATTATTCTGGGGCCTAATGGACAACCTATGATTCAAGGTCCTATATCTGTAACACCAATGGGAACAACAGACCCAGATGCAAACTTTGGAGACCAAAGACCAAAATCTAAAAAAACATTTAAAGGCGGAGTTCCTAAAAAAGGAACAGGGTCTTCAGGACCTCCTGGTAGTACACCAAAATTAACAACAGCACAAAAATTAAGTAGTGCAAAAAAGAAATATGGTGGTTTAAACACCAGAGGGAGATAATATGGAAGAAGAAACAATGACACCACAAGGACAAGGTATGATGGGTGCTAATACAAATAGAGAACCTATGGAATTAACACTATCAGCTAGAGAAGTTTCTAATAACTTAGAAAATCTTAGTGGGGAAGAAAAGCAATTAATAACTCAATTAAATATTCCACAATTTAGAAATTTTATGTCTAAAGTTTTTGGACAAGGGTTTGGTATGATTATGCAAGAAGCAATACCTGAACCACAAGCGGCACAACCGCAACCACAAGTTTCACAACCAAGTGAAAGCACCCCACCTATGACGGGTGAGGGCGTAATGCAGCCACCCGTTACAGCATAACGGCCCTGCAATTTAGGGGCGACCTGAATCCAACAGCACCCCGAAGGAGGATAAATGGAAAAAGACGAACAGAACTCTACTGTTGTAGAAGAACAAAATTCCCAAGCAACAGAAGAAATCGCAACTCCAAGTCCATACAAACATCCAAGTAGAGGATTACTGGACAAGGAAATCGAAACAACAGCCACCGAGGAATCTAAGGAAGAACTTGACGAAGAGAAACCTAAAGATGACCGCCCTGAAGGAGTAGAAAAAAATGCCGTTTATAAGAAGCGATATGACGACTTAAAAAGGCATTACGATGAGAAAGACTCTGAGCATAAAGATACAATTCTCAAACTTAAAAAAGAAATAGAGGCGATGTCTTCTAAGCCAGTTTTTAAATCTCAAGAAGAGATTGAAGAATGGCGAAAAGAATATCCCGAAACGTATGAATCTGTCATGCAGTTGACTACAGAAGCCACCCTTAAATCTAAGCAAGAAATGGAAGAGCAGTTATTAGAAGTTAAAAAACAACAAGCCCAGATTGCAAAAGACAAAGCGGAAGTTGAACTTTCTAAAAAACACCCTGACTATAAAGACCTTGCTAACGATGAGGATTTTTATGATTGGACAAAGGGTCAACCAAAGTACATACAAGATGTTATCGAAAAGTCTTATGACGCAAAAGAGATAGCATTTATAATTGAAAAGTACAAGTATGATAGAGGCCTTTCTAATAAGAAGGTGTCAAATTCAGATATTAAAAAAGAAGCAGCTAAAGCAGTTTCTAAAACTAAAGTATCTGAAACACCTACTGAAAAGAAACAATGGTCTTGGGCATCTATTAAGAAGATGAAGCCCGATGAATACTCTAAGTTTGAGGCAGACATTGATAAGGCTCATAGAGAAGGTCGCATCGTATAAACAGTTAACTCATATCAATTTTAAAATAACTAATAAATAATAGGAGAAAAAAGATGG